CAAACCAACCCTTGGTCTAAGGACAGCTGGAACGTCACTCAGCAAATGATGATGCTTTCCAGCGACCCCGACAAAGCCAGGCTGCTTAAAGCAGAAGCCGGCCTCTAGCCCCTGTGGGGCAACCTCCCCAACCTTGACTCCACTGGAGCTACCCAATGTCTGCTTCTAACAGCAACTTCGGGGGAACTTTTCTCTCGAACCTTGTAACTCGTCCCGAGTTTCTTCAGTACACCGCTGAGGGCATCTTCGAGCAGTCGAAGTGGATCCAGAGCGGCATCGTGCAGCGCAACGCTGCCCTCGACGCCCGCGCTGGCGGCACCCGCGTGCGCGTGCCTTTCTTCGACCCCATCGCCCCTAGCGAAACCCAAATCCTCTCCACCTCCAGCTGGAACGGTGGCTTGGGTTATCTGACCGCCCAGAACGTCACTGCCGACGAGCAGATCATGACGATTCTGCACCGTGGCTTTGCCTACGCCGCAGACGACCTCAGCAAGCTCGGCTCTGGCGCCGATCCTCTGGCCCACGTCCGCAACCAGCTGACCGCCGCCATCAACAAACTGAAGACCGCCACCCTGTCTGCCCAACTGCTGGGTCTGTTCGGTGGTATCTCTGGCGCTGGCGTGCTTGGTCCCAACCAGACCGACAAATCGTTCGCTGGTGTCCCCGGTTCAATGACCGAGGCCAACTTCCTGAACGTCGCCAACGTGGTGGCCGCTAAGGCCAAGCTGGGCGAGCGAGGCGACAACTTCGACGCCATCGCAATGCACTCCAACGTTGCGTATTACCTCCAGCAAGTGGGGATGCTGACCTTCAGCACCTCTGCACTGTCTGCAGGTGGCGCCGTTGTGTGGGGCGGCGGCGGTGTGGGCGTGACCCAGACCGAAGTGGCGACCTTTGCTGGTCTCCGCGTGGTGATCGACGACCAGCTGACCGCTCTGACCGGTGGCACCTCGACCCACGCTAAGAAGTACCCCGTGTACCTCTTCCAGAGCGGCGTCGTATCCGAGGGCATCCAACAGGATCTGCGCCTGGCTGCAGACCGCAACATCCTGTCGATGCAGGACATCCTGGCCGTTGACTACCACTACGGTTACCACGTGACCGGCACCAAGTGGAACGTGGCCGGCGACAACCCGACCAACGCTGCCACCACTGGCAACCTGGCCGACACTGCCTCCTGGAGTCTGGTGTATAGCACCACCAAGCAAGTGCCCATCGCTCGCTTGCTGTGCAACACACCCTTTGATACCTCTGCTTACTGATCCTTCAGCAGGACATCAAAAAGGCCCCCACAACCGGGGGCCTTTTCTTTTGTCTACTCAACCCTCAATCTCACCAATCCGAATCCGCTCCTGATATTCAAAAATCTCTGGGGCACGACCCACCATCTTGTAAGAGTGGCTGAGCAGTTCACGAAATACATGCGGACTGACGGCCAGCTCCTGCTGGATAGTCTCTGCATCTTTACCGGCAGCGAACATTTCGCGGATTGCCTCAGCAACAGGCTCCAGTGCGCGAACGGTGTCACCGGGCAGCGCGGACGGTGCGGATTTCTCCTTTACTTCTAGGCTGTCAGCAGCTTTGCGAGCAGGCATGAGTACAGTGCGTCTCTTCGTACTACAGGATAACTGTCGCAGCTTTGTTGACGTTCAGTACGGCCAACACCTAGAAGCCCAAGCCGAACTCGAAATGTTTGGCGCCAAGGTTTATCACTCAATGGTGCTACGTGACCCACCCAAACAGAGGAAATCACGCACTGGCGCTAGACTCAAACAAAGGATGTACTGATTGTGGCTGCCGTCATTGATGCCACTGTTGCCGGCGCGTCAGCCAATAGCTACGTGACGCTGGCCGCCGCAAACACATACTTCGAGACCGTCCCAGACTCGGCCACCTGGACCGATAAAACCGACGACCAGAAAAACCGCGCCCTCATCAGCGCCACGCGCTGGATCGACGCCCTTAGCTTCTACGGCGATCGCTGCACCACAACGCAAGCTTTGAAGTGGCCCCGCGAGGACTTCGAAGTTGACGGCATCGAACTGGTCTGCACCATCATCCCGACAGAAATCAAAGTCGCCACCTACGAACTGGCACGCGCCCTCGCCAACGACACCGACGCCATCACGGGCAGCACTGGCACAACCGGCCTCTACGACCAGGTGGAACTGGGCGAACTGAAGGTCAAGTACAAGTCCAGCTCTACAACACCAGGCATGGTGAACAACGTCTTCGACCTATACCCCTGGCTGCAGACTTACCTCGGTGCCTACTGCATGGGCGGCGCCACCAACTACGCCGTGCGTCTACGTCGAGGCTGACATGGGCCTGATCGACACCACTTTCGCCCCAATTCCCACCTCAGTCCTCGCCGACTGGGGCCAGAACATCACGTACATCAAAACCGCAACACCCCGCACCTACAACCCCACCACTGGAGCGGTCACTGGTTCCGACACTACCGTCACGGTCAAAGGTGTTATTACGCGCGTAAGTCCTCGTGAGGCCGAGGGTCTTTACCAAACAACCGATCTCAAAGTCATCATCGGAGCCAGCGAACTTGGCACCTACTACCCAACCGAAGCCGACCGCATCCAGTACCAACAAGCCGGAGCAACTCGTGAGGCAAAGATCATCGCCATCACCACTTATCGCGGCGACAACCCGGTCTACCACTCCCTAATCGTGAGGCCCCAGTGATGGCTAAACGTGATATATCTTTTTTAGTGAACGACATTAAGGCTGCGACAATCGAAGCCGCTCGTAATGCAGCTGTCGACATTATGAACAACCTTGCGGAGCAGGGTCCTGTGTGGACCGGACGTTTTTCCTCCGCCTGGTACGCCATGCCTGATGGAGCTTCTCCTGGTGGGGCTCGTAGCGAAGGCAAAATTTACAAGTACGACTTGCGTAACGTCCCGGCTACAAAGTTCAAGGCCGGAACGCTGTACCGGATAGTCAACGGTATGAGTTACGCCGACCAAGCCCAAGACTTGGTGGAGTTTGATCCCCCTAAGCAGCGTCTTACCAAGGGCACAGTTGCTCCTGAACGACTCATTCTTGGCGATCGTCCAGAAGGCGGTCGCAGAGGCGAACTAAACAGCAATGGCGAAAGTAACAGAAGTACCGCACCACTGGACTGGTATATGACCTATGTAAATGGCGGCGGACTTAAGCGAGACTTAGGTACTGGAGCCCGTCGAGGCTTTGGTACGTATAAAGCCCGAGGATTTGGTTGATGAACTACCAAGCTATCCGTGCCGCCGTCGAAAATCCGCTGCTTTCCGCCTTTGGCGCACTGGTACCAGCAGTACCCGTTTATTTCGACAACATCACAGCGGTCCCGCCTAACACCACCACTGAGTACGTTCGCGTCAATGTTACTTTCGGTATTACCAACGAACCCACGCTTACCAGCAGCATTGACAACGCTCGCGGCGCGATTGTTATCCGCATTTTTACGGAAAAAGGACGCGGCCCAGCCCGCAACCAAACCCTGATCACAACGGCAGTCAGCACATTGGAAACACTCAACAACACTGCTAAAACAAGCAGCGGCGTATTTTTTCGCGTAGGCGAGATTAACGGGCCGACATTTTCAGCGACAGAGGAAGCCCCGCATTTTGTGGGGCGGATAGACACCTCCTACGTTGCAACTGTGTTGTCGTAGGTAATGCTTAGTTACAGGCGCTAACCTGTATTAAGCCGGGCAGTGCCCGCCCAACAACGTTCACTTGGTACGCCCTATGGCCACCACCGTTCTGTCCGGCACGTCCGGCGCCCTCTACTACAAACCCGCCGGCACGCTCGGCACCTTCGGTGAGTCCAACGTGACTATCGCCACCGACACCATTACCGTCGCACCCTATCTGAACTTCAAAGTCGGCGATCCCGTCAAGTTCAGCGTGGTGAACAGCCAGACCGGTGGTTCCGGAACCGGCACCCTGCCTGCAGGTCTGACCGCCGGCACCACCTACTACGTAATCTCCTACACCGCCTCCACTGGTGCGCTGCAGGTTTCTGCAACCGCCGGCGGCGCTGCTGTGGATATTACCGACGACGGTACTGCTGCTGCCCCCAACGAGTTCCAAGTTGCCTACGCCGACTACGCCGTTGTCGGCCAAGTCCGCGACTGGAGCTTTGAGATCAGCCGCGCTGAGATCGACGTCACCACCATCGGTCAAACCCCTGGCCAGTACGTGCCCTTCCGCAGCTACATCAGTGGCTTCGGTGATGGCACCGGCACCGCGACGGTCTACATGACCAACGAGGACGCCGCCCTGTCCAACCGCATGATCGAGGACGTGCTCCAGCGCCAGCAGACTGGCGCCGCCTTCAAGCTCTACACCGACCGCGTGTTTAGCGGCGGAACCCTGAGCGAGAGCCTGAGCCGCTCGATCGCTTTCGATGCAGTGCTGACCTCGGCCAGCCTGAACATCAACCCCGACGACGCCCAATCGGTGACTGTCAACTTCCGCCCTGCTGGCACCCCGACCTTCGACTTCAGCACCTCCGCCTGATAGTCTGCTGTCGCAGTCAGTTCAGCAAGCCCCGGCCCCCAGCCG